ATCTCTACTGGTTCAATTTGTTCCGTGATCAGTTTCATCGGTTTCCTCTGGTTTTACTTCATCATTGCGATTGATGACTTCCGCTGTTTCTTCTGGAGATGCTTCGCCTTCTGGAGGAAGACCTGTCTCTCTAGAATTCACATTGCCTTCATCAGGCACGTGCGGAAACATTTTATTTGCAATGTCTAGTTTGCTCGCATCAACTGATGCTGCAGCTTTTACTTGCAGCATATCTTTGAGTTTGTCTAAGGCATCTGCCTGTCCACCATCCCAAAGAAGATCTACGATTTCTCGTTCTTGTGTAGCCATAATTAATCTTTCCTAACTTTTATTTATTACCGTTCCCATTTTGAGACGCGGAAGATTTACGAGGATCCTGTCTACCATTCATTTTTGGTGGAGCTTCCCCGTTCTTTGCAGCTTGCTTTTGCTGTGCAATCTGCACATCTTTCATCTCTTGATCTTTTGGTATGTTTTCTATATCCGCATCTATCATTCCTTGATCCAATTCTGTTTGACTCAATGGATCTATAACCCTTCCACTATCAATATCATCCTTCATCTGTACATCCAACTCTTCCATCTGTGTCTCTGTCTGACCTAAGATCTCAGAACGTATGTAATCAGTAGAGAAGTACTTACCAACATAAGGATCCATAGCAGCAATGACATTGAGTTTCTCTGTCATCATTTCTAGATTCTTAAGCTCTGTAAAGTGATTGTCATAAAGATAGTCATATTGTATATGCTCCTTCATGTCGTCCCAATCTTCTGGGGTTATTACACTTTTAAGAATTAATTGTGTTTTAAGGGTGTCATTGAATATGTCACTAAACTTTTTACGGAGTTTTCCTACAAACTTAGTAAATTTAAGTTCATCTCTAGTGATCTCTGCAGACCTTCCAATGTTAAATTGTTGCTGTGAATCTAATCTTCCTGCAGGAACATTTAACGCTTTGTAAAGTTTTGTTTGGAAATATTGCACGTCTGTCAATTCTCCAAGGTTCTGACCACCTGGTAATGTAGTGATTTCAGTTCCTCTACCACCTTCTCTACGTGGTAACCAGAAGTCTTCCATCATTGACATGTATTTTCTGTCGTCTCTTATCTCTCCAGTGTTAGCATCATATACTAATTTGTTTCTATAGCGACCCATTACCTCACGGAGATATGTTTCTGCTTTTTGTTTTGGTAAGTTTCCTACATCAATATAGAATATTCTTCTTTCTGGTGCTCTTGATATTCTGTAGATAACAAGAGAGTCCTCGATCATACGTAACTGATTGAGAACTTTGATACCTTTATGTAAGTATGACAGTACGATATTTCTATTCGTATCCATCAAACCTGATGTACAATATGTGATTGCGTCTTTTGCAATTCTGATTCCACTATTTGCGGAAGTGTTATTTAAACCTTTAGGGTTGTATAAGAAATACTCTTCGCCTTTACCGAAGTCATACTTCATAAACTCGTCTGCAGTTTTTGGTTTTGTTATCTGTCTTACTTTTTTAATCTTATGTGGATCTACGTATCTTAATTCTTTAATACCTTCAGCAGGATTATCTAAATCAATCACTTTATGATAATACATGCGTCCATCAATGTACCATCTGCGGAACATCTCATGTGCTTTACTATCAAATCCGAATAAATTTTTAATATAATCAAACTCATCACGGATCATAGTTTTTACACTATCACTCACCTCAAGGTTATCCAAGTTAACTTGTACAGGACTATCGTTCTGATCAGCAACTATCGCTTCATGAATAATATCTTCAATCGCTTCATCCACTTCTGGGTGCATCGCCATCTCACGATACTTCTTCACCATGTCATACTCAGTCTTGAAGTTACCGTCTAGATCAAGATACTGACCATAGTAACCTCCTGCAATATAACTAGTAGCTCCATCGTCAGAAGAAGGTTGGATAGGAGACGGAGCACGACTCTTACCTTCCTTCTTCTTAAACGAGAAACCGAATAACTCTGCCATAATATTTGTGGTTTCTTATCCTTATTATTTAGTCGGGTTTCTAAACGAGAGAATCGTTAGAACTATTACCCGCATCAACTGCTTTTGATGTGTGGAATTGATATGCAAATTCTACGTCGAATTCTTCGTATGAATCATTGTTGTCATATGCAACTGAAACCTGAGAAACAGATACAGGGAACGAGGAGAATAATTCGTATTGACGAATCACCTTAAGGTTCTGTCCGTCTCCATCAAACTTACTTAGTTGATCAACTTTAATATTCTTAAGAATACCATCAGAATCACTACTAATTCCTGCAGTTGCAATGTTTGCACCTACACCGTTTGTTAGTTCTATCCATTTTTCATATGCTGCACGTAACTCGAATGCATCATCCATATAGAATGTTCCAGTCCATGTCTCATAAGTTCTGTCGCCAGGTACTTTAAGTACACGACCTCTGAATGGTAATTCAACAGTTCCTACACTTGTTGCAGGAAGTGCTGCTGCTTTACACATATATGTTACTGACTCTTCTGGTTTTCCAGTTCCGTCAATGTTTGGTTCTGCTACTCCACTTGGGAATCCATGTTCTACTGAGAACAGGTTAGGGCGAACCCCGCCCTTAATTGCCGATTGGAAAGTTAGTAAACCTAATCCTTTAGCTGCCATTGTTAGTGTGCTCCGATGTTATCTGCGTGGGACGACTTCTTCAAATGATACACCTGTACGTGTAGCAATGAATGTCAGTGTGATAAAGTTAATTGAACGAGCAGGCTTGATATAGAAATCTGCTTTAAACTCATTCGCGTCGATGATTGCACCAGTATTATTAGTGGTATCACATACAACTAAGAAGTCTGTAATTCCTCTTTCAGCTTGAATGCCTCTAAGGAATGGTTCAACAACATTCTTAAAGTTGTTTCTTGTGAATTCATCATTAAGTTCAAAAAGGACTCCCTTCGCAGCATTGCCGATTGTCTTTTCTATCACATTGAAAAGACGTCTAACATTGATGCGATCAAATGCAGATGGTGAAGCGAGAGCAGTTTTGTCTCCGAAAAGAACAATTCCTTGACCAGGCAAACTGGTTACAGGGTTGATCCTTCTTTGATACAGTGTATCTCTTTCGGATTTAGTTGGTGAGAATGCTAGTTTTACAGCACCTCTGATTGCACCACGATTCAATCCTGCGGGAGAGAACCATGGAGTACCGTTTGCAGTTACGCTTGCACATAATCCTGCAACGTCTCCGTTAAGAGGAACGTAACGATACTTGTCAGCAAATCTGTCGTAGATGTACTTCCAACCATTATCAAACACACCGAATGATGTTGCTTGCATTGAGTCGTAGAAGTCTACTACATTTTGTGTTTGTGTTGCGGAACTTGTAACTCCAACAACGTCTCCATAGTAAGGGGAGAGGAAACCAACAGCATCTTTTCTGCCAGAACATACTGAAAGAACTTTAGCAGCGATTGCTTGTGTGTTTGTTTTACTTGATGCATCGCCAGGACCCATGAGTAGATAGTCGATGTCCAATGTCTCAGTATCTGCAAACTCTGTAAGACCAGTTATGATCTCACCTGATGTTGCGGATAAACTCTCAGCACCTTTTACAAAAGTGTAACTTCTGTTAGCAGAGTCTGAGGAGAATAGGTCAAATGTAGTTGTACTTGGACTTCCTGCATTGTTTGTTCCACCGAAGTTAGCAGCAGAAGTAATTGCAGCGTTACCACTTACATCATATGCATCGTTCTCATGTGAACCCCAATACACATACTGTGACTTATCTTGGATAACAGTAGGATAGTAATTTACTGCACCTGATGATGTCTTAGCATTGTTTGCTTTAGAAACAAATGTAAATTTCTCAAGTAATGAGTTTGGTTTTCCAGTAATAACTCCTGTTGAGTCATATACTACAACGTGCATTTCATCATTAGCACCACCACGTTCTGCAACGTAAGGTGAAGTGCCAGGTCTAGGAGCGATTGAATTCCAACTTACACTACCATATGCAGTTTGTGAATCATACCAGTCAGACTTTGCAGTAACAGTAACGTCACTAACACCGTTCTCGATGATGTCAGTAGCGATCCAAGTATCAGAAGTAATTAGAGAAACTTTATTTGTTGTTGCATCCCATGCGTAGATGAAACCAGATTTAGATCCGTTAGGTGAAGCGGTTGCTGTTGCAACTGCTGTTCCAACAGTAACAGTTGAGAGAGCACCATCTAGAGTTAAGGTTACGTCAGCACCCTTATCAATGATTGCAACTTTGATTGCGTTTGCTTCAACACCAGGATTTCTCGCTGCCCACTTCCATGGGTTTGATGATGCAGTAGCATAAGTTGCTTCATATACTTCTATTGTTGGAATAGAAAGAGTATATGGAGATGTTACGTTATCGTCTGATGCAGTTAATTGCCCACTTGTTGAAACACGAACAACATCTAGGACTCCACCGTACTGTAGAAAACTTGCTGCAGTCCACCAAGTCGTTGCGTTACCGTCGGATGGTTCTCCGAATTGTTCAATTAGTTGAGATTCGGATGCTATACGAACTGGTTTAAGAACAGGTCCTTTTGAGAAGGCACCCGCTATTGCTCCTACGTTTACTTCAACCGTCTCAATCGACCCGATAGTCAGATCTCTCTCTTGGATCTCGACTCCTGGCGATAGAAGCGTGCTAGCCATGTATTTTACTCCTGATGTAATAACAATTTTTGTCTAATATTATTTAGAAATATCTTGTTCTTTAGCGATAGTCCCACATGAATGACCTGTCTCCATACTCATCTATCTTCCATTTATCTGGATCTTTCTCATTCATATCAACAGTCCAGATGTTACCAGTGTCATCTATTACAGTATCATCTTCTAGTCCATCGTCTATAAAACCAAATGGTGCCATGTCTTGTTCAATAGCATTCTTTTGTTCTTCATATATCCTCCTTCTGATGTCCTGATCAGTCATTTCCTTGAAATACTCTTGCTGTGCTAACCATGCAAAGATGACTAAACACATTACAAGGTCATCATTATACCCCTCATCTGCTTCAAATGATTGTTTGTTTTGTATAAAGGTAGTCAGTTCTGATACAATGTTGTAATCCTTTACAAGTAACTTGTCATCTTCTATCAGTGTCTTGAGGTTAGAGCATCCTTGTGCTTTGACAGTCTTGCTCATTTTTACACCCATCTGTGTTTTATTACCTGAGAATCCCTGTCCGACTATTTGCCCTGCTCTACCACGCATAGCACACATCAAAGTATTTTCATATTCCAAATCATAGAATAAACTTCCCGCGACTGCTTCACCAATATCATTTACCTCAGTAAGAACATATGCTTTGTTATAATTAGTTGCCACATTGTATATGATATTAGGAAACAACATTGGTCTTACATCTTTATCTCTGTACTTTGCCACCAGTCTCCACGGAGCATGCGTAATGTCTATAACTACAAACGCGGAATAATCCTGTGCTAACCCACGAGATACGTCAACAGTAATAATATATTCATGTTTGTCTAGAGGTTTTTCATATATGTCAAGAGATCCATTAGTTGTCATAACATCATCATATGTTAGGACTCTAAGTTTAGATGCAGTAATTAATGTATCAACAGATCCAAGAAACTCACAATCAAACTCTTGAGTGAACTGCCTTTCGGATGTGTTAGCAATAGTTTGTTCTTTCCACTTTGCATCTCTGCCAGGTACTTTTGACCAGTGTACCTCATTCCAAGCATATCCATTTCTACCTTTCTGTGCATCTACCCACAACTTGTAGAAGTGGTTCATTCCATTGGGGGTTGATATGATGATAACTTTGGTTGATGTACCAGATGTAATAGTAGGATAAACAGAGGAAAAGAATTGCTCCGCAATATGATTGGGTATGAAAGCAAACTCATCGAGGAATATGATATTAAACGACATACCCCTGACAGCACTTGCTGAAGTAGAAGCAGCGAGAATTTTGGATCCGTTTTCCAATTCCATGGATCCTTTATTGTATACGACGATTCCTTGTTGAATCCAGAGGGGAAGTTGTTCATATGCCAGTTGGAGTCTACTAAGCAAATCCCTTGCAGTAGACAGTTTGTTCGCTAGAATGCCAACGTT